TACGGTGCGCCCTCAGGCGACGGCGGCGGCGCAGGCGGCGCAGCCGTGCGCGTCATGCGCGGGAAGCCAGGATCAGAGTACGGTGCGCCCTCAGGTGCCGGCGCCGGCGCAGGCGGCGCAGCCGTGCGCGTCATGCGCGGAAACCCAGGCTCAGAGTACGGTCCCGCCTCGGCCGACGGCGGGCGTGCCGGTGGCGCAGGCGTCTTCGTCAATCGCGGATAGCCTAGCGTCGATACTTGCGTCTCAGCTGCCGTTTCGGCGGCCGTCGCGCCGCCGCGCTTGTAGCCGGAAATCAGCATCCCGAGCGGCGTGGCGATGAAATCAGGCACCTTCGCGGCGCGCAGGATCGAGCGGGCCGCTTCGTACTTGATGATCGGCGAGGCTTGCGCGAGTGTCTCTTTGACGCCGGCGAGCGCGCCTCCCGCCTTCGTCGCGCCGGTAATCGCACGCCCTGCATAGCCCGCCCCCAGCAGTTCTTCGGGCGAGATGCCACTGCCTTCGTTGCCCCAGCCGACGACGACGCTGTCGCGCCTGGGCGGCGCTTCCGGCGGCACGTGAATCGGAATGAACCCGAACAGGTTGTAGTCCGTACCGCGGTTCGGTTCCGGTGACTCGGCTGACGGGGCGTTCGTCGTCCCGAGCTGCGCGTAGACGTCCTCTTCGGACGGCGGGCCACCGTCCGTTGTGACGCGCACGGTGCGACCATCGCTAAGCGTGACGCGATAGGTGTTCGGCATGACGGATTACTCCGGTTCGATCTTGAGAATCTTCGGCCTATTGCCCGCCGGTGCGCTCGTCGCGCCCGCTGGCGCGTTGCTCTTCGGCGCACCGGTCACGTTCGCGACGAAGTGCTGCGCGAACTGGCTCAGGCCTTGGACGCTCCTGATCAACGACTCCGGCGTGTGGTGCTGATCCATCAACTTCGCCAGTTCTTGCGCGCCCCGCACACTCCGCATCGCATGAACGCCCACATTCGCCATCGCGAAGGATTCGATCTGGGCCGCCAAGCCACTCAGTTCCGGCGGCGGATCGCCGATGAAATCTCGTAGCGTGTTGTAGCGTCCCATCACGGGACCGAGTTGGCTCGCGATGTTGGGATCGCGGAGCTGCGCGACGATATCGTTACCCGTATCGATCACTGTCTGGGCGGTGTTGAAGCGAGTCCGTTCAGCCCCCGGCATCGGCGCCGCAGACCCGATGGCGTCTTGCGCGCGGACCCAGATCATGCTGCCTGGATGGTTCGGATCGGGAACCTGCTTCAGCCCACCCTTCATGCCGCTGGCTGCTTCCATCTCGGCGACCTTGCGTCGACTCTCGGCGTCGAGCGCGGCCTTGCCCGCATCCGTTGTTTCCGCCTCGTAGCCCTTCTGCTTGTTCAGGAAGTTCGCAAACGCGTTTCTCGAGGCGACGGCGTTCGCGGTCGCGGCGACTTCGGGGCGTTGCGTGAACATCGTTTTGTCGAGCGCATCCTTCGCAGATTGGGCGCGTTCTTGTTCCGCCTGCCCGGTGTACGGATCGGCGGCCATCTCGCCGCTGACATCCTCTAGGTTGGCACGCTGGAACAGCAGATCCATCACCGAGCTGGCGTTGCTACGCGTGCGGCGACCGGGCTCACCTTGGACGTAGCCTTCCATCGGGAGGCCGGCGGTCGCTTCTGCGGCGCGTACGCGATCGGCGAGTTCGCCGGCGCGCCGTTCACGCAGCGCATTCAACGCGAGTGCCCCGCCGGTATCGCCATACGCCGAGGACGGATCCGATTCGGGCGAGTCGCTGTAGCGTGGATCGAACGCGCCGAACGCGCGACGAAGCACGCCAATTGCATCGCGAGGACTCGGCGCACGCGAGGCGGTGACACGGTCAGGCGCGGTCGCCGCCGCCATGATCTGCGCCTGGCGCTCGCTGGTCGGCGGTCCCACGGGTCCGCGCGTGGCGGGTGACGGCCAGTTGACGACATCAGGCGGCTCCGGGTTGTCAACGGTCCACGCGTAGTCTTCCTTGGGCAGCGCGATGTCGCCTTGCGGATAGAGTTCAATGTCCGTCGTCCGTTTTCTCGCCATCGTGACCTCACATCCCGTACGGCATGGTGCCTCGCCGCAATGCCCCGATCGCAGCCGAGCTGCCGAGTTCTGGCGACCGCACGGGGCTGAACGGCACGAAATCCTTGGGCCGCAGTTGCCCGCGATCCGGCGGCGGCGGCGGTGCGGCCGGCGCTTGCGGTGCCTGCGGGGCCTGCGGTTGCTGCTGCTTCGGCGGCGGCGGCGGCGGCTCATACCACGGCATCGACTGCTCGACGCCGGCCAGCGCATCGCCGGCGGTGTAGTACGGCTCTGGTGCGAAGCCGCGTCCCTGCACGACGGCTAGCGGTGCCTGTCCTTGTTGCCGCCGCAGCAGGTTGCCGTACTCCGTCCGCTCGTTGAGCATGTCGGAATAACCGCGGCTGTCGTTGGGCAGCAGACCCGTCAGCCCGGTGCCGCCTGGTGCGCGGCCCGGATATTGCCGCCACGACTCTTCGATCTGTTGCAGCCGCGCCTCGTCCGGATCGGGACGGAGCGGCACTGTCTTGTTCCGCAACGTTCGAATCGATGAGACAGCCATTAGTCGCCACCTCTCACCAATCGTTGCAAGGCGGGGTTGGTCCGCACGACGTTTTCCCTGATGTCCTGCACGCGCTTGCCGTAGAAGTTTTCGGGCAGTTCCGTCGGCGCCACGCCGCCGTACGCCGTGCTCGCGAACCGCGGGCGGCCGAGGCCGTTGTACGCCTGAATCTGCCGCTCTTCCGGACTGGTCCTCAATCGCTGCTGCAGCGATTTCAGGTAGGTCAGCGCGGTATTGAGATTGACGTCGCGCGTGTGCGCCTCGAGCGCCGTGCGATATTGCGGGGATTGCCCCAGCGTGTAGGCGATCGGATCGGTGTCCGGATCCACCATCGGATGCGGGGCCGACACGGTCAGGGGATTGCTGGCCTGGGTCCGACCAAGCGTCGATTCCTGCAGCCCCATGGCGAGCGCCGTATGCGGATCGACGCCGGTGCGTCGCGCGACGGTGGCGACGTCCCTGGCGACGAGGCCGGGATAGCTCGCGCCGGTCAGCCGCCCGCCTTCACGCGGATCGGTGATCGCAAAGGTCGGATCGGCGACGTTTCCGACCGGATCCCCCGCCCGCAACGGCTGCGGCATCTGAGACGATCGATCAGGTGCCGCCGGCGGCTGCACATCATCGAGCAGACTCGCGCCCGGTAAGAGCCGACGATAAAGTGCGCTGATCGACCAGTTCGGCATGGCCGCATCTCATCAATACAGTTTGCCGAGCAGGTTGCTGACGCCTTCGTAGCGCGTGCGGTTGGCGTTCGCGTTGAACTCGGCGGCGCGCTGGGCGCGATCGGCCGCCGCGTTGCGGGCGCTGATGTCCTGGCCGCGCGCGCTGATGTCCTGGCCGCGCTGTTGAATCGCGCCTTCGTAGCCCAGTTTCGCGAAATCGGTCAGGCGGTTGCCTTCCTGAATCGCCTGCTCGCGCGTCGTGTCGCCCAATTGCCCCTGCCCAGCCGTCAGGATGTTCTGGGCGCCCCGAACTTCGGCGCCGCCCCCCAGCATCCCCCGGCCGGCGAGCGCACTCCTGAGCGACGCCAGACTGCCCGCCGTCTCTTGGCCGACCTGATCCTTCGCCCTGGCAAAAATATTGGCTTGGGCGGCTGAGGTATCTGGCAGTTGGATGCTCCCGATTTCAGGTGGCACCGCGAAATCGGTCGGGCCCGGGCCGCCGCCCCCCGAATAGCCGGCCATGTAGCCGGTTTCGATCGGGCGGTCGAGCATCCCGACCAGCTTGGTGCGTAGCTCATCCCGCGCGTTGCGATCAGATGTCTCCCAGGTCAGCGTCCGCTGGCGGGCCTCGTCCTCGAGCTTCTGCTGCCGGTCGCGCTGCTGTAGGACATCCGCGCCGGATCCGACGATCGGAATGTATCGGCCGGTGTTCGGGTCCGTGGTATAGCCGGCCGGTGGTTGACGCTTCGGCCCGAAGTTGTCCACGAATTGGTAGCCGGCGCCACCGACGTCTCCCAGTGCCATCGTGCCCGTCCCTTCAGATGACGACGAATCGTACCATCCCCGCTACGGCTGTTCGGTCGGCGTGCCTGGCGTGATCGCGATCACGGTCGCTTCCGCACCGACGATCGTCACGTCGAGCAGACCGACGAGCGGCTTGACGCCGCTGCCGAGATCGGCGTCGGCGGTCACGCTGACTTGCACCGGCTGCGTGGTGGCCGGGCCCTCCGCGACGATCGTCGCGGTCAGGCCGTCGGCGCCGGCCTCAATACTGAGGCGTGTCTCGTCGGCCGACGACCAGACGGGCACGCCATCGACGCTGGCGGGGTTGCCTTTCGAATCGGTGATCTCGAGCGTCAGGTCACACTTCTGGGTGGCGGTCATGGTCAGCATGGCGATCACTCCTTCTGTTCCGACACCGGGCCAATATGAATCACGAGGCGCCCCTCAGCGGCCTCAGGCGTTTCGGCGAGCAGACGATCGACCTTCTCTTCGATGCGGACAACGCTCGCGGCGATCGCCTCGAGCAGCGGATCCTTGACGAGAATGGTCTGGCCGACCGTCACTTCACGCATGGAGCACCGATGGGCTCGTCTGTCACCAGCGATCCGAGCCGCAAGAGATCGCTGCCGCTGATCTCTGGCAGATCGGCCAGTGTCAGCGGGCGCACGTCGAGTTCCGCCTGCACGGCGCTCAGCTCGGCAATCCGTTTCAGGAATTCCTCGACCAGATCGGGCTTCACCCGCATGGCCCCGACGCCGCCGGTGGCCTGATCCGCCGGCACGGGTTCGCCCAGCTCGCGGATGTAGTCGTCGCGCTGCTCGTAAAAGTGTTTCGTCTCGGCCCGGACCGCCTTCGCGACTTTCGCCAGACGATACGCGAGCGGCGCGCTGACGCGCACCTCCAGCAGCCGGGTCAAGGATTCTTCCGCCGCCACCAGCTCTCCGAGCGTCATGATGATGGCGGTCGCTTTGAGATCGGTCAGCACCACGCCCTCCCGTCTTATGGCGGCGTCACCGGCGGCTTGAAACCGGCGGCGGCGGCCAGGTCATCCCAGTCCGACACCAACTGTGACTGCAGATCGAGATCGCCCGCGGCACTCACCACCGCGCCCGTCTGCAGCGGAAAGTCGTACACGTAGGTCGTCTCAAAGTTGAAGACGAGGGGGCGGAAGACGAGCGACGGCAAGATCGCGTTGACCTCGCTATCCAGTTGGCGAATCACGAAGTCCGCATAGTTCACGCGAGACTGATGGTTCGGCGTGTTCACGTCTTCGCCCTGGACTTGCCACGCCACCGTGGACATTGCCGAACGGACGCGACGGCGAAACGTGACGTCGTTCGCCAGCGCTTGTTGAGTGGCGGAATCATTTGGCATCGGCATTCGCTCCGTTTCAGGTCGAGTAGACGACCGTGGCCCGCACGATTTTGCCCGACAGCATGACGTTGGTAATCGCCACGCCATTCACGTCGTAGAGAAGCACGGTGGTGCTGGATGTCTGCACCAGCGGGTACATCGCCACGCCAGCGTTCGAATAGTTGATCATCCCGCCAAACTGCATGACCGCGGACGAGAACGGCAAGCTGCCAATGGACGCCTGCGCCGCGCTACTGGTGGTGGGATAGACAATGGCGAAGGTCGCCACCACGAGCGGCCCAATCTTGGTATAGACGGCCGTGTACGTCGTGGTGAACGTGAGGGCTGCACCGCTCGTATCCGTCGGCGTCCACGTCCCTGTCGTTTTCAGCGGGACGTTGCTAGAGAGACGCGCATCGGCCACGCTGCCGCTGACGAGGTCATCGGCATTGAGACTCCCGCGCAGCGTCCCCCCGATGTAGACATTGCGCGGGCGATTCGCGCCGCTCGCGCCGATGTCGTAGTTGTTGTCAGCATTCGACAGGAAATGCCCATTGGTGTCGATGAACCAACGATTGGAATTCCCGGTACCGAAAAACAGGTTTTTCGCCGCACCCGTCCCAGCGTTCTGCGTGAGAATTTGGCCCGAAGCTCCACAACTGATCGACAGCCGCTCATAATTCGACGCGTCCGTATAGGTGTTGTAGATGTAGAAGGTCTGCGCGGCCGTACCGTTCCGTTGCGCGAGGGTGTTCGCAGCTTCTCGGCGGATGATCAGGTCAATGCTGGCTCCGAACGAGATCGAGGACGCCGCATCGGTGAGCACGAACATGCCGGTCGCATTGAATTCGTAGGTCCGCGTCCCCGACAAACTGAGCGCGATGGCGGAGGAGGCACGCAGATAGATCCCCGTCGTGGATTCACTGCTGAACGAATGTGAGGGTGCGCTCGTGGAACCCCCAGGGCCGAGGAACTGCGTGCCGACGTAGACGTTGCGCGGGCGGTTCCCCCCGTTCGCGCCGATGTCGTAGGTGTTGTCGATTTCCGCGAGGAAGTGCCCAGACTGTGGGATGGCCCAGCGATAGCCCCCGTTGTAGAAGTGGAGGACGGATGCGGTCGTGTTCCCAATGATCAACTCTCTCGCGATCCCGGTCCCCCCATTCTGGGTCAGGAGGTAACAGTACCCCCCACTCCACCCCGCGAAGACTCGTTCATAGTTCGACGCATCGGTGTAGGTGTTGTAGATGCTGAAGGCGAGGCCGTTGGTCCCATTCCGCAGAGCCAGGTTATAGGTCGAGTCCCGATAGAGGCGCGTGTCACCGGCATCGCTGGACGACGTGGCCGTGCCGAACGCCAAGTACGACGACGTCGTAATCGTCACGGGCGTGTAGAAATTCGCCGTCCACGGATGCAGGTTCAGTGCAGTCGCGGCACCAAGCTGGAACGAGATGCCGCCGCCACTGGCCTGCATTGAACTGTTCCCGAGGATGATTTGCGGCACGCCCGTGACGGCTGAATTGTCCGCCAGCGTGATCTGTCCCAACCCGCCATCGATCTGCACATAGCCATTCGCGTTGCTACTGCCGTAGACGCGGAACTTTTGATTGGTCGTGCTGTTCTTCTGCGCGAGGATGTTCGCGCCGTCACGCTGCAGCAGCACATCGGCGCCGAGCTGCAACGTCGTCACCACGGGATTCGCGGAAAAGCTCGAGCCGCTGCCCGTCCCGATCAACACCGTCCCCGTCGCCCCACTGAGTCCAGGGACGGTGATCGCGTCCCCTCCCACCACGACCCATGCGCTACCCGTCCAGCGGGCGAGGACGTGGTTCGTGCCGCCGCCGCTGATGGCCGCGCCGAGGGTGATGGTGGTGCTGTCGCTGAAATTCGCGAGCGCGCCGACGCTGCTCGCGGCGGGATAGGCGGCGACCGTCGTCTCGGTCAGTTCGAAGAGAAACCTCGCGCGGATGTATGGGATCCCGCCGGCCGTTTTGCCGAAGGCCATGGCGGGTGTCCCCGTGCCATCGAGCGTGTACATGACGAGCTGATTCAGGGTGTCTTCTTGGATCTGCCAGCCGGGTGCCGGATTGTTGAACACGACCGCGCCATTGGTGGCGCTGACGTAGAGGTTCTGCACGGTCTGCCCGCTCGCGTGCGTGAAGACGTTGGCGCGATCCAGGCGCGCGACTTGGTTGTAGGGCACGCCGGTATCCCAGATCGAGTGCCCGCTCACGGCCCGTTCATAGGGCGAGTCCGCCCAGGCCGCGAGATTCCCCGCCGTCGCCGTCCCGCCGTAGGGGCCGGTCACGATCGGCCGCCAGATGTAGGTGTCGATGCCATCAAACAGACAGGCATCCATCGCGTCGCCGGGGCTGTTGGCGTACGTCGTCCAAATCGTGCCGCGATACGCGAGTCCCGCCGCCGGCCGCGGCGTCGCCGCGAACGCGCCGAGCTTCACCGAGAGAAACGTCGTGGCATCCGTCGTGTCGAGCGACTGGTTATAGAGCTGGTCCGCGCCGCCAGGACGATGCCGCGACGCATGCAGCGCCGGGGCGGTACTGCCGATGCTCGAGAGCACGAACGCCGTCGTGGCGATCTGCGTCGTGTTCGTGCCCGCCGCCGCGGTCGGCGCCGTCGGTGTCCCGGCGAATGCAGGGCTCGAGGTGACGAACGCCGTCGTCGCGAGTTGCGTCGTGCTGGTCCCGGCCGTCGCCGTCGGCGCGGTCGGGATGCCGGTGAACGCGGGCGACGCGAGGAACGCGACGTTTGCCGAGAGCCGCGCGTCGGGCAGCGTGCCCGTCGTCAGAATCGACGCGCTCAGGACGGTGATGGCGTCGGACCCGCCAGGTTCGTGCGTCGTGTGATGCAGCGGCGGGGCGAGCGGATCGGCCGCCTGAAAAAATACCTTGTCGTTATTGAGGAACGCCGTCGCCCCGTTCGCCAGCCACGTGACCGGGATTTCGATGTAGGTGCCGTGATCAATCGGGGCCGCCGCGGTCGTGAACCGCACGTAGATCGTGTGATCGGTCTGGACCTGCATCGTGATGATCGCGCCTGCGGGAATCGTGATGAGGGTCCAATAGGCATCGACCGCGCCGCCGGTGGTCGGATGAATGTAGACCGCCGTGACGGCCGTGTAGGGATAGACGTCGTTGAAACGGATATGTCCGCTCGAGGGCGGCGGCGTCGTCGTCGTCGTGAACGTATAGTCGAGAATGCTGCTGGCCGTCGCGATGACCTGCAGCTCCGTGCCGACCATCGTCAATCCCGCTCCCACGAGAATTTCCTGCACCGCGCCGCCGCCCGCGCCCGCGCCGCGGCCGAACAGTCGCGATTCGTTCGCGAGCTGCAGCACATCGCTGCCGCCCGGTTCATGCGTCGTGTGATGGCTGATGCTCGCCGTACTCGTGGCGATTTGGTTCTGCACGAACGCGGTCGTCGCCAGTTGCGTCGTGTTCGTGCCCGTCGTCGCCGTCGGCCCTGCGGGAATGCCGGTGAACAGGGGCGACGCCAGCGGCGCTTTCAGCGCGAGATCGCTGATGAGATTCGTGACCGCGCTCTGCGGCAGCGAGCCCGTGACATCCGAACTGAGATTGACCGCGCCCCACGTCGGCGGTCCACTCGCGTTGCCGTGCAGGACTTGGGTGACATCGCCGAGCAGGGTCATCACCGTGAGGTCGCCGCCGCCGGCGCCGAGGACCAGATGATCCCGGGTCAGCGGGCCACCCGCATGGGTGACGCCGGCGCTGCTGGTGATGGCCGCGAGCGTGGCGACGCGCTTCGTCTCGGTAAAGAGCGTTTCGAACATCTCGTCGGCATTCGCGAACTGCGTGCCGAGCGCGCGATTGACGTCCGGGGACAGTTTCCCCTGCTGCTGGAAGTTGAGGCGATACTTCTGCGCGATGCTCATCGGCGTCCCACGTCATGCTGGTCGGCGATCTCGATGCCGAGAATCGACACCGGTTCATCGATGCCGTCATGCTGCAGATTCAACTGCGCGAGCGCGCCCGTGCCCAGCCGTCGGAGCCGTTCGCGGCCTTTCCGCAGATCGTGCGCGATGGGCGCTTGCGGCCTGAGCGCGACCCCCCCCTGCTCATCGAGATAGCCCACACTAGGCGTGATCGTCAGGGTGCCGGCGCGTTGCGAGTGGCCGAGCACCGAGAGCTCGCCCCAGTACTGCAGCCGATCCGGTGACGAGCCCGCGAACGCCGGCGTGTCCACCTCGTAGGCGATCCCATGCGCCTGGCCCGCGAGCGACACATCGGCCGCTCGAGCCGTCGGCGCGTAGACGCCGCCATCGGTGGCGCCGACCGTGGGGACTTTGACGTTGCTGGCGTTGAGTCGCGTGAACGCACTGGTCGCCGCGAACGCGTCGATGCGATGTGGGCCGTACCAGACGCGATTGATCAGATCGAACTCGACGTGATGCCGCACGCCCGCCGGATCTTGCAGGAACAATTGATAGACGTTGCGGTTCGGATCGACCTGCGCGAACGCCACCGGGAACGCGCTACGGTCGAAGTAATTATCCGTGGTGAACCACGAGCGCACGCGTCCCTGACCGCCGCGGCCATCCGACAGACACACGATACCGTTGTCGCCCCATTCGTAGACGCCGTCGAACCATAAGAAGTACACGGTGTCGCGATAGACGACGACCGACTCCTGCCCGAGAAACCCCGTCTCGTCGGACAGCTTGATCAGGCGCAGATCGGTTTGGCCATCCGCCGACTGCTCACCCGTGCCGACGATCTGCGACAGCCGATTCAACCGACCGACGCCGAGCGCCTCCCGGCGACTGATGAGGCCCGTGACCCCGAACGTGTCGGAGCCGACGCGCGGCACGACGATCGTGTTCAGCGGGTTCCACGCGTACATGAGGCCCGTCTCGGTGTAGACGACGTTGTCGACTTCGATGTCGCCGACGCCGAACAGGCGATCACGAAACTCCGCGATCAAGGTCAGCCGCGGTGGCGTGCCCAGCGTCGGTCCCGCCGTCTCACCGAGGCCCGCATCCGGCAGATCATCCTGCACCGACGTCAGGACGTTGCCGTTGAGATCCACCCATTGGAAATACACCGCGCCGTTGGTGGTCGTCCGATAGCAGCGGCGCGCGTCGACCGGATCCGGCGACACCTCGAGGTTCGACGCCTTCAGCATCTGCGACGTGATCGTGACGGGATTGCCCGTCGGGCTGTAGTCGCTCTCGCTGATGACGTTGCCGATCTCATCGAAGATGACAAAGGTGTAGCGCACGCGGTACGTGCCGGTCAGCGTGCCGCCGGCGCCGCCGCTCAGCACGGCCGCGAGCCGCGGCGCCCGGGGTGTCACGGGGCGCACGATGCCCCGCCCATCAATCGTCAGCGGCCAGCTCGGCGTGTTGACCAAGATGACGTACCGCCCGTAGACGGCCCAGCGCGGCGGCACGTCCGTCCGCAGCTCGATGCCGCTTGGCAGCGTCAGCGGCGTGAGCGTGCCGTCGGTCCCCACCAGTTGCAACGTCGAGCCCGCTTGAATGACAGCAAACGCCATGATCACAACACCAGTGTCGCGACCGCCGGAAGCGCGGTCTTATCTGTGTCGGGCAATTCAAGGGTCAGGTCGCTCCACAATTCGCCGAGGCCATCGGGCGTGAGGACACAGCGGACAATCGCGGCCGTCAGATGCGCGCCGCCGCCGATCGCGAACAAGGCGTCTTTATCCACAGTGAGCACGATGAACGGGCGCAAGGTGCCCGCCGCCCCGCCGTAGCTGGTCGACCAACTCGTGCCGTCCCTCGTAACGCGCACGCGTGCGATGGCCGGCGTATCCGCATTCCAATAGCTCGCAAAGAGCGCGGGGCCGAACGGACAGAAGGCCAGGAACCCATTATTCGCCGTCGCGGTGCCCCCGCTGCCCGTGTCAACGACGCTCCACGTCCCGTCCGTCGCCCGCGCGCGAATCTGGGCGAACGTACCGGCGGGCGCGGTCGTGCCCGCGTAGAGGATGCCGTGCCACGAACACAGCGCGGCGACATTGAACCCCACCGCGAGCGTCGCGTCCTCCGTCCACGCGGGATCGGCGATGTCCGGTCGGATGCGAAAGATCTTGCCGGCGACATCGGTCGCCTGCCGATGCGTGCCGCACCACAACATGCCGTTGTGCCAGGTGAGCGCATACGGCAGATGGCCCGCCGGAAACGGCGCCCCGATCGGCGAGAGCGTGGCCGTGTTCAGGTCCAGTGCGAAGACCCGCCCCACCCAGTCCGCCGAGGAGCTGCCCGAATCGAATGTCGAGACATAGATGGTGCCGTTCGCGATGAGCAACGCCAGGACGGCCGTCGCGACGGTGCTGGTGCTCGTCGGCGGCAACCGACACAGTTCGCGATCGAAACTGCCGTCGTAGATGCGAAGTGGCGGCGCCGTCGTCCCGACCGTGTAATCACTCGCCGCGTAGACCATGCGGTTGTGGTAGACGCCGGCAATGCCCGGTGAGCCGCCGAGCATCGCGGCCGAGCCGGTCGCGAATGTCGCGATCTGGTTCCAGCGACGCGGATCCTTCGGTCGGCTGCTGGCGACGATGAGAATGTCGCCACCATAGGCGGCGGTGGACATCCACCAGCCATCGACCGGCGGCGCGAGCGGCGCCTCCGTGCGCCAGCGACGGCCGGGAATGCGGCGGACCGGGGGAGTCGGGCCATAGCTCCACACGGGCGTGGGCAGATCCGAGGTCCACCAGCCGTCGTAGCTGTAGCCCTGCTCGAGCGTCCCGCGCTGGCCGTCGGGATTGGTGACGACGACGTCGTAGACACCCGCGACGCTGCCACTCGTCGTCGCGGTGATCGTCGTGGCATTCACGACAACGACATCAAACGCGTCGGCGATCAGCAACGACGGCGGGACGGCCGTGTCGGGCGACACGAGCCCACTGAACATCACGCTGGCGCCGGTCTGAAAGCCAGTGCCGGTGATCGTGACGGCGGTCCCGCCCGCATCGGGACCGTGATCCGGATCGATGTGGGTGACGGTCGGCCCATCGATATAGGTGTAGGCACTCGCGAGCGTGACGCGTTGGCCGTCGGGATTGATGACGACGACATCCACGACGCCGGCCGCGTGCACGCCCGTGATGCCCGTGAGGGTGTCGGCGCTGCAGCCGACGGACGTCAGCGGCACGCCCCCGATCTCGACTTGGACGGTGCCGCCGCCCGAGCACGTCACGCAGGAGAAGCTGCCGGTCAGGACAACGTGCGTGCCGCCGCGGGCCGCGCCGCTGGTCGGCGCGATGTCCGTGAGCGTGGGCGCGTCGAGCTGATACGTGAAGGCGAGCGGCAGATAGAACGCGATGTTCGGCTCGTGTCGCGCGAGCTTCGTCATGTCCACGACGTAGACGTCGGTCGGGCCGCAGGGCTGCGCGTGCGTCACACACGTCAGTTGCGCGTCGTTGACCCAGCTGTACGCCAACTGCCCGCCCTGCGCGGGATTCCAGATCAGTTCGGGATCCGTGAGGTCGATCCCGATCTGCCGCGCATAGTTATCCACGAACACGAAATACCCGCTCGGACTGTCATCGGCGAAGGTATCGGGCGTCCCCGTCAGCGTGGCGGCTGTATCGCCGGCGACCGGGCCGTGATCGGGCGTCACCGTATTCGGCAACAGGGAGCGGCCGAGCGCATAGACGCTCGTGCTGCCGCCGCCTTTCAGCAGCGACACCGCGCTCAAGGTCGGGGACCATCCAATGCCCTGCCAGATGGCGAAAAAGTCCCCGCCGGCCCCGTCATCCATCAGCGTCGCCGCCCAGGTGATGCCATCCGAGGAGGTCAGGACCTGATTGTTCAGGCTATTACTGGTGAAGACGAATTGCCCGATCTCTGGGCACCACACGCCGGTCTGCTGCCGTTGGGTCCATCCGGCCGGCGGCCCTGACCAGTTCGTCCACGTGATGCCATCGGTCGACCGATAGAGATTGCTGCTCGACGTCGTCCCCGCCACAAACATCGTCAAGGCCGGCGCATAGACCAGTCCGTGCGAGGAGAAGGCGACCGTGCCCGCCGTCGATCGATCCGTCCACGTCACGCCATCTGGCGACGACATAATCGACGCGGTGCCGGTCGTCGTGGCGGTCGCCACCAGCAGCGTCAATTCCGACGACCACGCCACCGCACTCCACGCTTTCGCGCTCGAGGCCGTGTGATTCGTCCAACTGATCCCATCGGGACTCGTCATCACCCGATGGGTGCCGGTGTTGGCGACCGCGACAAACTGAGTCAGCTCGGCTGCCCAACACACGTCCATCCAACTGTTCGCCTCCGATGGCGTGCGCTCGGTCCACGTGACGCCATCGGGACTGGTGATGACGTTGCTGCTCGAGGACACGGCCACCAGCACGCTGCCGTTCCACGCGAGACTCTGCCAGGTCGGACTGCCGGCCACCGGATCCGAGCGGCCGGTCCAAATCACGCCATCGGGCGAGGTGGCAATCCGCTGACCGCTCGCCCCACTGCCGACCGCCACAAACAGGTTCAGGCTGTCCGCCCAGACGATGCGGTTGTAGTTGCCCGTCGGGATGATGGTGCCGGTGGACCACGTCGGCATCAGCAAATCCTCAGTAGTTCTGGAACCACGTAATGCCCGCGCCGCCATCGCTGATCGTCAGCGTGAGCGTCGTGCCGCCGGCGATCGGCCCAACCGCAGGCGTCACCGAGAGCGTCGTGTAGACGAAGGTATCGGCCAGCTCACCCGTCGTGCCGTCCGGATTCGTGACCACGACGGTCACAAATCCGTCCGCGTGCGCCGGCGGCGTGCAGGTGATGCGCGTCTGATCGTGCACGACGACATCAGTCGCCGGCAGACCGTCGAAGGTGACGGTCGCGCCATCGCCGAACCCGGAACCGTGGATCGTGATCATGTCGAGCGCGGACTGAACCCGGTGATCGCGATCGTGGGCGGAGCAACCGAGATGAATGGCGGGCCAGGACACTCCGCAGCGAAGACGTAGTGATTGGACGTCGGGTTGTAGCACCACTGCATCGGCGTGCCGCCGGCGATGACCTCGAGCGCCGCATAATCGAACTCGACGCTGTTGTTGAAATTCGTCGGCAGAATGTACAAAAACCACGCGCCATTACCGACCGCATCAACATTGCCGTCGCTGAAGAGATCCGCACGCAGCCACGGCGTGCCCGTGGCCGGATTCACCGTGAGCGGATCCGTCTCGATGAAGGAATACGTCGAACCGATGGCACTGGCCGCCGAGGCCGCGACGCTCGTCCCACCAAGTGAGTAGCTCCCATGTGAAAAGAGCTGGAAGGGTTGATGCGGACCCAAAAAGTCGAGATTCGCCGCAGCCGATGCTTTGACCCGCACACGCACCGTGACACTGGTGATCGTGGCCCCGCTTGGGATGCTGCCGTCATCCTGAAGGTAAAAGGTGATGTTGGGGACGTATCCACCAGGCCCCGACCCCGACGTGATGGCTTGCAGAATCGTAGAGCCTTCACCGATTTGACGGAGCCCGACGCCGCCATCAGGGTTGCTCGCAACAATGGTACTGATCGTGCCGATGTCGGGATCGCTGGCATTCGGACTACAGAGCGCCGCGAGTGTCGTGGCAAAGATGGCGGGAGCACCCGCCCACGGCAACGGCAACAGCGTATACGTCGCCATCAGGATGTCGGCCCGCGGCCGATCCAGAAGAAATGCGCGGTCCCGCTCGAGAGGTCCGCGAGCGGCACGCCGACGCCGCCGAGGATCGTCCCTGGCGCCGCGACGGCATTGACCGCCCCGTAGCCGGGGCGATTGATCAGACCTTCGCCGCTGATCTGATCGGTGATGGCGTTCTGCGCTTTCCGCAGCTCCCGATCATCGAGCGCGAATTCGTCGCTGTCGGTGTTGACGCCCAGACTGCCGAGGCCGTAGATCTTGCGCGGGGGCACGCGTTACCACCAGTCCCAATCGCCGCCCCATCCCGATAGGCCAGGACCGTAGGTGTCGTCGAACACCCCGCGCACGATTGACGGCGAGGAAGCATCGCGCGGTTCGGCCACGACTTTGATGCTCTCTTTTTCGGTGCTGTAGACCTGCAGCCAGGTCGTGTCGGGTGCGAAGCTGCCGTCGGCATTCTGCTTGCCGAGCGCGTATGCCGCCGTCCACGCCATGAGCGCGTGATCGGACTCGCCCGGAATCGGATTGAAGCTGTCGGCGGTCAACGTCGGCAGCGTCGGCACGTAGACGAGGCGACATGGGATATCACTGCCGACGCGCGGCGCGTTGTGGATCGCCGGCGTCATCACGGGCGATCCGGCGTTCACCAGCGCGACGTAGACGATGCCCCCCATGCTGACGTCGAGGGCGGCCCGCTCGAGCGCGCTCGTGAAATCGAGCGAGGTCAGACTCGCCCGCTGGAATCTGATCGGCCTGTTGTAGTCACTCGCGTCGCGCGGCGTGAGAAGCAGGATGCGAAAGAGATCGGAGGGGACGCCTACGAATGCATCGGCAGCAGCGGGCAAAACGACTGTCGTGTTGATGCCGACGAAGTGGTCCTGATGGAGATCGACCAGCGCCCGCCAGAAGTCTTTGCAGCCCGCGACCGTATGGGCGAGCAATTCGTCGTCGTCCCAGAACTGATCGGGACTGATCGCGCCGGATTGGACGAGCGGGGCCAGAATCTGCGTCCGGGTCCTGGCGACGATCGCTCCCAACTTCGTGGGCACAATGCGCTCAACTCCAGAAGAACCGCACGTTGGCAATCGCCGTCGACAACGTGAGCACGAAACTCGTCACCGAGGGATCGAGCGCGAGCGTCGTCGGATCGGTGTTATGCAGACGCAGGCCGGTATCGCCGGGTAAGGCTTTCAACAGCACCGCGTGGACGTTGCCAGGCGGCGGGATGATCGTCACGCTGACGGCCGTCGCATCGGTCGCGGTCGGCACCGTGATGGTGGTGTCGCCGACCGCGAGATTTTTGAATTCGATCACGCCGGGACTGGCCGGGTTTTGCAGCGCCTCGACGGTCTGCGTCAGCGTGAGATCGCCCGTGTACGTGAATGTCGTGCTGCGCGAACAGGCCGTACTCATCAGCGCTCCACGCCAAGGATGTGCAGCTTTTCGGCGTTCGTGCCCAGCACATAGAAACTCGAGAGCCGCAACCGCCCCTCCCCGCTGAATTCGAAAATATAGGGCGCGGGCGGGACGCCACTCGCCCCGGCCGGCAGGCGCACGCCATGCGAGGACGAGGAGACGCTCGCGGAGGTGCCGACATAGATCGGGTTTGCGTTCGCCCCGTCGGGCTGCAGATGCAGCGATTGAAACGGCAGATCCAGCGCGGGATTCGCGAGCGCCGACGAGAGTTGCTGCGCGCTTCCATTCAGCGTCAAGGTGTAGTCCTTCACACCGGCACTCCTTCAACTCTCCACGTAGCGATAGCGGAAGTGCGACAAGGACGTGCCCCCGCCGATCGCGGCGGCCGCGTAGTGCTGCGCGATTTGCGTCGGGCTGAGCACCGCGGCATAGATCGCCAACTCGTCCAACGACCCGAGCCACCAGTCCCCCGCATCCTGTCCGAACGTCCAGAAGCGCGCCGTTTGCGAGGCCAGGGTCTGCGCCACGCTGCGGTCCACGACGCCATCCGCGTAGAAGATGGTCGTCGTGCCGTCGTTCGTGATCACGGCGTGATGCCAGAGGCCATCGTTCAGCACACGGTTGCCGTTGACCGCCCCGCTCACATTCAGAAAGAGCTTGCGGGTGTTGTCGAGGCCGGTAAAGACCACGCCCCCGTTGGGCCGATTGCTCATCACCGGCTCGATCACCGCTTTGGTCGTCTGGATCCAGTATTCGAGCGCGAAGCCGACGGGTAAGGCGATCCCCGACACCGTCGTGGTGATCTTGCCGGTGGAACCGTCGAACGTCATCGCGGGATTGCCGTCGGCGAGCGCGCCTGGCTGCAGCTTCGTTACGCCGCCGATAATGGTGCCGTTCGCGCCGGCAATCTGATCGACGGCGGTTGATCCGCTGTCATCCAGTCGCCAGTAGCCGACCGGCCCATCCGCGAGGACTTGCTCTCGATAGCCCACGGTTTAGCTCTCGAGCGCATAGCTGAGCGCGATGTCGATCGCGGTCGCCGTCGTCGCGGCGCTGCCCGTCTTGCCGATCGTGATCGCGGTGTTGACGTCGTTTTGCACGAATGACGCGCCATCGGCGAGCACGGTCACGCCGGTGGACCCCGGCCGCAGCACCGTGGACTGCGTCAGATTCGCCTGCGCGAAGCTGACCAGCTTGACGCTGGCGCTGCTCTGCGTGCCGAGGATGTCCACGGTCGTGGTGGCGCCGACGGCGCCGCCGACCGCGATCGCCTGCGCGTCGATGAGCCGATATTTGCGGCCGGCGACGGCCGGCAGCAGCGTCAGGCCGGCGTTCACGTCCGCGATGGCGACGCGCGTCCGCAGACTGCTCACTTGGCGCACCGGGGATCCCGTCACTCCCGACGTGCCCGTACCGATGACCAGTTCGTTCGTCAAGCCATCGACATACGCGCCGTTCGCCGTCGGCGTACTCGCGAAATCCGGCGGCGCGCCACCGGTCGCCGGCCCGCGCTCAATCCAGTGTTGCGGCATGGGAATCCTCCTACGGCGCGCTGATCGCGAAGCCGTCGCCACCGTCGGCTGCGGCCGAGATCGTGAACGTATCGGCGAGCGTGACGAGCGCGAACCGCAGACCGTTCGCGACGGCGAGGCCATTCGGGTTGACGTACAAGCCCTCGTAGAGCGTGCCGGGGTTGCCCGATGACACCGCGCCGAGCGGGATCACGAGACGGCTCGCGGCGGTCATGCCCGACAGTGCCCCGTCCGTGCCGTCATCGAAAAATTTCAAATAACTGGCCAGCGAGGATCCGGCGACGTTCGTCTTCCGGATGTAGACGCCGTACAGTCGCGTCGCGATCAACCCGTAGAGGCCGCCGGTGGATGCGGTGATCAGCCCGCTGGTCGAGTTGGTGAGCGGCGTGAAGCGCGCCTGCGGGGCCTGGAGATGCTGCGCCATCCATTTCCGCAAGCCGTCGAAGGCCCGCTGCGCGCCGGGGGTTGCACCCGCGAGCGCCATGTCCACGCGCTGCCAGATGGCCGCTTCGGCTTCGATGGCGGCCGCCGCTGCCTGATTCGCCCACAGATAGCCGTCGGGCGACTGCGTGAATTGCTTCGTCCAGTTCATCGGCCGTCTCCTCGTGATTGAGTTTTCCGACGCAGCGCCGCGATCGATCCGTTCGACGGCAGCTCGATGTCTCCCTGGTCCTGCTTCGGTTGCATCCATTGCGGAAGCATCGATTGCAAGGCCAACCCTTTGGCCGCGAGCGCGTTGTACAAGCCCGGTTGCTGCGCGAACCAGCGTTGCAGCCAGTCCGTCGTGGCCGCATCCTTGTCGGGCGGCGGCGGCTGGGGCGACTCAGGCGTGCTCCCGTACCGCGACTCGCCCGACCAGAAGACGTTGGGCCGAAACGGCCGGCGCGGGTCGTCGGGCATCAGTCCTTCTTCGTCACCGTGAATGTGGCCGCGCCGCGGCGATGATTGGTGGTCGTCACCACGAGCTCGCCGCTCGTCGCGCCATAGGGCACGAGGGTCTGAATGGCCAGCGGCGTCCACAGCACCACGGGTGCCGACACTTCATTGAGAAAGAGCGTGCCGGCCTGGTCGCCGAAGTTGCTGCCGGTGATCAGAATCGACGTGTGTTCCGGCCCGCTGCTGGGATCGAGCGTGAAGCTGAGCGCCATCGGTTCGGTGATCGGCACCGGCGGGCTCGTCGCGACCTCGTTCGGTTCGTCATCCTGCTCGACCGCTCGTTTCGTCATGTCTGTGACTCCGTGGGTGGCGGCAGATCGCTGGGTCTTCCGGCGTTGAGGACGCGCTCGCCTGTTCGGGCCTGAAGACTTCGCCATCCATCACCCGTTGCCTGATACACGTCGTCGTGCACCTCGCGATCAATCGCGCGGCGCGCGGCGGCATCGCGTTCATCCAGCATCTGGCCGTATTTCGAGCCGCCTTCGAACAGCGCTTTCTTGACGCCATCGTCAGTGAGCGGCCCGCCTTCGATTGCCCAGGTATCGCGGGCATTCAGCTCGCCGACGATGTACTGCAGGAAGCCTTCACTCCATCCTTCCGTGCTCGCGATCCACGTCACCGGCACGAGGTCGTACCGGACAAACATCGCGGTGTCGTTCTGATCATCGACAATCGCCTCGCCGGTCAGCCCCTTGCTGTACTTCTTCACGCGCGCCAGCCACCAGACGGGTTTCTTCCGACCGGGCAGAATCCGCAGATCGCGATCGAAGCACCACAACCCCTGCTGCCACCAGAGCGGCGGCTCCTCGAGGTTGAAGGGATTCAGATCGCGAATGTAGATCTGCCCGAGCGGGTTCATCGCCGTTCCGCGTCATCCGCGAGGTTGACGGTGTCGACGCCGAGCTTCGCTTCGAAGTGCGTCGGGCCACCAGCGTTGACGCGTTTCCCTTTGTTGCCGAGGCCCAGGATTCGCGTGCGATCGATTCGTTCGCCGGCGGCGCTCTGCTCGAGCGGCGAGCAGTCGCCGAACAGATGCGTGGCCCCTTTGATGCCGAACAGCGAGACGAAGACGTTCGGATCGCCGAGGGGATCTTCGGAGCCGTGCAGCGGGTTCTGCCTGACCGCCGCGATGGCGATCGGCACCGGGACGTTCGGCGTCTCGCCCGGATCGAAGTGATAGTGCGTGCCGTCCCACTGCGCCTGCAGCACGCCCTTCGTGCGGTTGACGAGTGCGACGGTGTCGCCGAATTGCGCCATTGTTGCTCCCTCTAGTGCGTGCGTTGATCGGGTGATTCGCGCGGCGGCGGCAGTTCCAGCGGATCGTCTGCCTTCTTTTTGCGACCGTTGAGCATTCGGATCGCGAGGCGCTGCTCCTCACGCCAAGCGACCACCTCCGGAGGCGTAGCCTTTGGCCCGTGTTTCTTCATCGCACGCTGGAACGTGATCGCTCTATCGATGACCTCGCCCTTCATACGGATGTAAGGTCGGATCGTCTCAAGGAATCGCATCGCCCAGTAGTTGCAGATGATCCATTGAAACGCGGCTTTCTGTTTGGCCGTGCGTGCCTCACGCGTGATGACATATCCCCCGAAGATCGACTGTGCCCAGAGCGGCACGGTTGGATCGGTGTTGCCGATCACGACGTGCAGCGTGTAACTGTCACTCTTGTAGCATCCGCTCGCGGTTTTGTCGGTTCGCTTCAGGTGATTGATCGTGACGGATCCTTCGCCGTCGAAAAAGCCAGCCAAGTAGGCGAGATCTTCGCGTCTTAGTGCAGCTATCGCCGCGGCGTTTCCTTGACTGGCTTTTCGCATGGGTTGTCTGTCACTCGCCGCGAACGACCACGAATGTGACGCCGGTCAGCCCATCGAGGCGCGCACACTTTCCGGGGTTGCGACAAAACAGATTATACCGGCGATAGTACCAGGCTTCCCACGCGTGCCGGGCGTTCTGGCCCGTACCATCGCGCACGAGAATCTCGCCGCTCGTGCCGCTCACCCATTTGCCCTTCTCCGACGTGTAGCGCACGAAGTCGCCACCGGGCACGTCCACGAGGAACATCGAGCGCAACGGCATGGTCCGGATCGCTTTGTACGCGACGCTCCCCATCGTCAGGTCTTCCTGCTGGAACGCGCGCGTGCCGCCGTCGGGATTCATGCGGCTCGATTGATCCGCGTACCGGCGGTCGGCCTGCGTCAGCATGATGTAGACGCGGCGCACCGAGTGATGCGACCAGATCGCATTCACCTCGCCATCGAGACGCTGATTGACGATATCGCTCACGCGCTGCAGGAGGTCGAACGAGAGCGCACCCGTCGAAGCACTCACGTAGCTGGCGTAATTCGGATAGAGGTACCGATCGACGCCGTAGTAATTTTGTCTGTACGTGCCATCATCGATGAGGGCGGTGATGCCCCACGGCGCTTTCTCGTACGCGGTATCGAGCGCGTCGACCACGCTGGTGTTCGCGGCCTGGACGACGTAGTCGCCCGTCGTCCAGCTCGGCGCCGCCGAGAGCGTGACGTCGGTGCCGTCGCTGTTGACCGCCGTCACCTTCGGGGTGTTCGTGCGAATGACGCCGTTCGCCGGATTGATCGCCGCGAGCGACATGCCGCGCTTGATGAAGCGATTGCCGAAGGCGCTCGTGATCGCGACGCCGGTCGAGGAGACGTTGCCGGGAGAATTCAGCTCGAGCGTCGTGCCGCTCGTGGTAGCATCCACGATCGCGAACACGCCGCGGCCGTCCGAGCCGAGGTAGAACTCCTCCCTGTAGGCGATGTCATCGATCAACCGCTCCATATTTTCCGTGCGCGTCGATCGATAGGCCCCTTCGCGATTCTGCGTGTCGTCCAGTTGCTCCTGGGTGACGCGCCACCGCGCCATAATTTTTTTCTGGGTGATGAACCCGGTCAGGTATTTCTGGTTGTCGGCGATCGGGATGGCACTGTCGGATCCGACGGCCATCGGGGAATTGTTCCGCTCGACGTGCGCGCTCCACTCTTTCCCGCGCCCGCCTTCCCACGGACTGTCCTTCTGCTTGAACGCATCGCGGAGCTGAAATTTTTTGAGGACGCCCTCGGCGATCACGTCCTCATACGTCGTCTTGAGAAGCCCGTCTTCGGTGGCTGCATCGGATCCAGGGCCGGCCATCGTTGTACTCCTTCAGCTCCATCGACGCGTGCGAACTCAGCGCCCGACCGCCTCCGCTTCTTTTTCTGCGGCGTCGAGCATCTGCGAGACGGTCATGTTGCTGTAATCGGGTTTGGCTCGTTGCGTGACGACCGGCGCCGTCGGCCCGCTCCGCGGCACCGGCCGCCGGAAGGTCGGGATGGTCGCCTGGCGTCGCGCCGGTTCCAACATGTCGCTGACGTATTCCTTCACGAACTCCTCGATCAGCGAGCGATCGTTGGCTTCATAGCGTCGGGCGAAGATCGCGTGCGCCTCCGGGTTCGTCCGTTCATCGGGGATGAGCGCGCCGAACGCCGCGCGCAGCTTGCCCTGCTGGCCAACCGTCAACTTGTCCACGCCGATCTCGCTGGCGAACGCCGCGTCGAGATCATCGAGAAAGCGATCGGTGTGGCTGTTCCAGACGTGGTCGCGCGCGGCGGCGATGCTGGAGCCGTCCTGCAGCAGCGCGCCGACCGATTGCAGAAACTCGGGCGTGATGTAGCGCAAATGCGCGAACTGGGGAATCGCGAAAAACGCGTCGGCGATCTTCTGGGCTTCGACGTCGTCGGGATTCTGGGGCGCGACGCCGGCGAGCGCGGCAATGCGGCGTTGCTGCTCGCCGATCATCGCGCGGGCGCGCTCGAGTTCAGTCGCCGTCCGGTTGATGAGCGCTTCGGATTTCTTGTACGTCTCCGGATTGACCCAGTGCGTCCGATCTTCGGGGAACGTCCATGACTTTTTCGGCTCGCTGCCGGCGGGCGTCGTGCCATCGCTCGCCGGCACGGCCGGAACCTGGGCCGGCGCGGCGGCACCATCGGCACCAGCGGGAGGGGTACCAGTGCCATTACCAGCGGCACCGGCCCCGGCGCCAGACTCCGGATAGGCGTACACAATCGGGAGATGGAAAAAGAGTTTCATGGACGACGCGCCTTTCACGAGGGTGTTACGCGAAATTGCGTTACACGAGGAGGTCGGGTGTTACGCGAATGTGCGGTCGGGAGAGGACCGCAGCGAGTCGGGTCTTACGCGAATCGACGGCCGGGACAGGGCCCATAGCCGTTTCTTACACGAGTCGTACGGACTGGACTATACACCCGAGTCGGGGGGCTACCCAAGCCTCTGTTTCGGCCCCTTGGCAAACATGGCCCGCCGCTGGGCGGGCGGGAGCGCGGAGAGTTTGGGTAGCGTCTTCACACCAGGCTCCGTGTCCGGGACATTGGCACGCTGACCTAACGGTTCCCCTATGGTTGAGCGGATAAGCGCCTCAAGGGCCGTGCGGGCGCGCCCTCGCCGCTTTGCGTGCAGCGAGTCGTCGTCCGAGCGGTCCGTTGGTAGAATGGCCATGGGTTATGGTCGTCCTGCCACGATGGCCGGCGAGCCCGGTTGCGGTTGATTGCCGACCGGCGCGGAATTCTGATTCGAGTTGGCCATGGCGCGACCGGCCCCCTGTGGCGCACCGGGTATCGGCGTCGCCGTACGAGAGGCGGGTGGTGCCACGTCTGCGGCTTCATAGAACGCTTCGGCAATCGCAGAATCGGCGGCCATGTCTTCAGACCCGAAGCTGTAACTGATCTTGGGTTTTTCTGGTGGCGGCGTCGAGGCCTTGGCGATTTTCTGATCGAGTTCGCCGAGGTACTTGCCCACGAAGTATCGCGCGCTCGGAATCGTTTTGAAGAGTTCGATCGCTTCGTCACTGACCGCCCATTTCACGAGTTCGATGCGATGAATCGGTACCTCGTACCACGGTTGCAAGACGAAGGGGTACGTGGGATCGGTGGACGGATCCGGCGGCGGGGGCGCAACCTCTCCCGTTACTGCCCCCGCCGTCGGTGCCGCCTGGGGTACATAGGTCAGCGCCCCAGGCGTTCTGACCCAAGCCATAAACAGCTCCTGATTCTGTAACGCCGCTTGGTGTTGATTGTCGGTCGAGGGAATCAGGTCGGTTTGTCCCAGCTTCTGATAGACCGCGTATTCGGTATCGGGATTGCGAATGTCGATCCCGCCGAGTTGTTTTAAGTGCTCGATACTCGCGCGCTCTGCGAGCTGGGTTTTCGGCTTGGTCGATCCATCAGCGACATCGAAGGCGACTTCACCATCGAGATCGGCTTTCTGGAACGTGAGGAAGTTGTAGCCGCGTGACGGGGTAATTACCGACTGCACGCGGACGTCGGCGCCGAATTCGCGTTCGATTTCAATCTGCGATTTCGAGACGTCACGAAATGCGAGCGCTCGCGCCTTGAACGCGCCGGCGAAGCGCGCTTCACCGGCTTCGACCAAGAGCTGCATCGCGCTGAAGGCCTCGACGTTCGGCGGCTTGCGTCCGCGCAGGATGTCGTTCGTGCCGAGCGCCGCGTCGATCTCCTCGACCAGTTGCAGACGCAACTGCACCCACGCGCGCGGCGGATCCTGTCCCGGCCACTGTTCCGGTTTCCCGCCGCCCGGTGCGGGCGCGTACTCGGCGATGAGGCCTGGCATCGCGGGCGAGTCGCCGAGCCACGCGATGTCCTGACCTTTGGGTTTTAAAATTTGCGGAATCGCCATCCGCGTCATCATCATCTCGTAGATGCTGTCGAGGCGATTCAGCTGATCGAATTTGCTCATCGCCGGATCGAGCGCGCCGGTACCGAGCACCCGGCCACCGACGTGTTCGTACGCGGCGTGATGGAACGTCCAGAGCGGATTGCCCTTCGCATCGTGATACGGCAGCGGCCCCGGCAGGCCTTCGTCCTCCTCGAGATGCAGGACGACCGGGGTTGAGTCGCCGGCCACGCGCATCACGAACCCATCGGGGCGCGCGGCCGTCGGTTTCTCCCACAGCTCGTATTCGGCGATGCCTTCTTCATCGCCGGTGCCGGCGAACGTGCTGGTGAGATTCGGACTGAGTTCGGTCTGGAACGGCAGGCTCTGGAAGATCTGCAGCGAGCGCTCGGTGGAGGATTTCGCGAACGAGATGCGCTTCACGTACTGCTGCAGCGCCGGCGTCGATTCGTAGTACGCCTTGGTGCGCCAGCGCATCCGGATCAGGCGATCCACGAGACTCCAGCGCGGACGCATGAACGGAAACGCGATCTCAAGCGGCGAGAGGGCGACCGTCGCGGTGTGGCCGTTGGCGCGGACATCGACCTTCGGTTGGCCGTCCGCGCCGAGCGCACGCGTGAACGGTCCCGGCTGCTGGCACTGCGGACAGCGCTGCCCCGCCTGGGCGATGGCGTCGCTCGTCACCTCGTAGCCGCACGAGGCGCAGACTTCATACGGCACTTTGGTGAACGTGCCGTCGTCGTCGTACGACACGTGGTAGATGACATTGCCGCAGACGATGAACCAATAATCACCTTCGTGGAGCACCTGATCCATGTCGTTCGACGTGTAGAGCACCGGCGCGAGCTTGTCGGCGGTCGTCGCCGTCGTCATCGACTTGACGTCGTTCTTCAACGGTCGGACATCCACACCCAACGTCGCGGCGGTGAACATCGCGCGGATCGCCTGGACGCCTTCCTTCGCTTTGCTCGTCACCGGCTTCGGCACACCTTTGGCGACGCGCGAATCCATCCAACCGGCCGAGCGGTCGTAGAGGCCGAGCCATTGCCGCAGATTCACGTAGTGGATGTTTCTTGTCCAGACGCGCTCATACCGCCAGCGATCAGCAAAGCATTCCCGGCGCGCTTTGTCGTAGTAGTCGAGCAGGGCTTTGTCGGGATCGCCAGCGCCGCCGGGGGTTTGAACGGCTGGCGCCCGACCAAACGTGCCCGCCGCCACCGCCATCTCCTCGACGGCCCGCTCGTCCGCTGGCCCGAGCTTGCCGCCATCCAGCAGGAGTTCACGGCGACGGGGCATGAGTTGGAGCGACGCGCACTCGCGGTCCGGTTCGAGCGGGCGGTCCGCGCCTTCTCGTCGGACGTGTCGCCCAGGGAGACGGTCGGGAGCACCCATGCGGCGACCCTCCAGCGCCGGCTGACGCCGAGCGAGACGTAGGCCGGCAGCGGACTGATCGGTGGGGGCACGGCGCCGGTTTGATCCATTCCGGATGATG